AGGTTCTTACCAACATCGATTCCTATTTACAGGCCCCACTTGGTGACAATGACTTATGGAAAGCATCTGCCCTGATTATGCGTATACGTGAACAATTAACCGAAGCTCTCTTGATGGAAGATGTGAGGGACTTACATAAGGAGAATGGAAGATGAAATATTGTGAAGATTGCAAGTCATTAAAAAAGTTAAATGTTTATAGTGATTCTCTTAGGTGTTTCAACGAAGACGCTTGTTACGATGGTATACAAGTGGTCAATCGGATAACTACTATAACGGGTATTCCGGCAAGAAGGGCAAGGGACAAAGGAAGCCCTTGTGGATTAGATGGAAAACTGTGGCAACCAAATGACTAAGCAAGAAATAAAAAACATGAATTTAGAAGAAGCGCAAAAAGAACTGCAAGGGGGTTATCTATTTTGACCGCCAAAGACCGAGCCGACTATATGAAGGGCTTATCTACTCCTATTGACCAGATCATTGATGGTTCTGTTGATTCGTTTCTAAAGCAGAAGAAGCGCCACGAACTGTTCAGGGATGGTTGGGTGTTCTCATTGTCTACTAAGGCTAAAGAGAATTATGATAATATAAGGTGGGAACGTGGATAAGCTCATTTCCCTGATTAAGTCTTTCATCACTAATAAGCTGTATGGGGAAGTGACTATTAAGTTTGAAGCTGGTAATATCGTACTTGTCAGAAAGACGGAGAATATAAAGGTATGATGCCAATTTACCATTATAAGAGAATAGACAAGAAGATTATTACATCAATTATGCCGAAGGGTATGATATATAAATCACACGAAACAACGTGGGATATGTTTTATTGGTGCTGGAAAACGGTGGTGCATTTGAAGTAATCTAATCCACATAGCTACTGAGACACTCAGGGCAACGGACTGTAAAAGGTCTTGTTGCCCTTTTTTATTGGAGAACATGGCACGAGCTAAGATCATAGAATCGAAAGATATAACGGTTCCTTATAACTTCCTGTGCAGACCGTATCAGAGGAATATATGGGATGCCATAGTCAAGAACGGGGTCTTGCGGGGTGTCTGTGTATGGCATAGGCGGTCAGGCAAGGACAAGGAATTTATCAACATCATGATTACGAAGGCCGCGCAAAGGAAAGGAATGTATTATTATTTCTATCCTACATACAATCAGGGCAAGAAGGCTATATGGGATGGCATGGACAAGGGTGGATTCAAGTTCACCGACCACATACCCCCTGAAATGATATTGAGAAAGAACGACTCGGAAATGAAGGTGGAGCTTCTTAACGGTTCTATCTTCCAGATAGTAGGGACAGACAACATAGACTCCATTATGTCAACTAACCCCGTTGGGTGTGTATTCTCTGAATATAGTCTTCAGGATCCGCGAGCATGGACATTTGTTCAACCTATCCTGAAAGAGAACGGTGGATGGGCTATCTTCAACTTTACCCCTCGCGGCAATAACCACGCTAAAGACCTTTACGATATGGCAAGGGTAAACCCACGATGGTTCTGTGAACTTCTTACGGTCAATGACACCTTTGACGAAAACGGCAACAGATACGTTAGTGATGAAATGTTGGAAGAAGAGAAACAGGATGGAATGTCCGAATCGATGATTCAGCAGGAATATTTCTGCAAATTCGTTGACGCTGAAAAGAATATGCTGATTCCCTGGGAAAACATTCAAGCCTCCATGTACAGAAATATCCAATATGAGCATGGGATAAAGATAGCAGGCCTTGACTGTGCAAGGCGGGGGAAAGACAGCAATACGCTTATTGTGAGAATGGGGAACATGGTCACTCATATTGAGGGATGGTCTACATCCGGTGTTGAAAACCCTACCATGTTTTCCGCTTCTCATGTACTTGACAGGTTCAATCAGAGGATATTCGATGTACTATGCGTTGATTCCATAGGTTATGGCGGTGGGGTGGCAGACTATCTCAGAGACAGGGGACGTTTTCCTGTTTACGATGTGAACGTGGCAGAGGCTTCCAGCGATTCACAGAGGTTTGCAAGGTTGAGGGATAGCGCATGGTGGAATGTCCGTGAATGGTTTGAGGGGAACAAGTGCAGTATCCCTAAAATAGCAAACAGGGAAAAGCTTATAGATAACCTTAAAAATATGTCCTATGACTTTGTTAAGGGTTCCGATAAGGTAAAGATCATATCAAAGGCCGATTATGCGGTTATCTTCAACAATGAATCGCCGGACTATGGTGATGGTCTTATGCATACATTCGCCGTCCCTGTTGATGATGTATTGCGGGACATAAGGCCGGGAAGGGTAATGAATCAGCAATATGCAGACAATTATTATGACCCATATCAGGAGGCAAGAGCATGAGCAGTAAGGGCGGTGGTATGTTTGCTCCATTAACAAAAAACTGGAAAACATCGGCGGCGTTGGCATCGTCCGGTTTGTCTGTTCTATTTCCCGATGTCGTATCCGATGAAACCGCGCAGGGTGCCCTTGACCCTTTGGGGCTTGGCGGTATGGGGGATGAAGAAGTCATAACCCCCGTAGTCCCACCTTCGACGACAGCGGCAGCAGCGGCAACGGCGGCAGAGGAAGCGGCAGCCAAGGCTCGTAGGGATTTCCTCGCAAAACAGGCGTTGCTTAGTTCAAGGAACAGCACCATTAAAACCAACTCTCTCGGTAATGCTTCCGATACCTTGCAGACAGGCAGAAAAACTCTACTCGGTGGGATGTAATGGACGACAGGGCAGAACAGTATATAAAGAGATTTGAGACATTAGACAACGACAGAGCGAATTGGAAAAGTGCCTGGCAGAAGGTGGGCGAATATATCCACCCCTTGAGGGCAGATATTAACAGCGATCTGTCGGCGGGTTCCCCTCGACACACCCTTATCTTTGACGATACCGCACAGCAATGTAGTGATGTCCTGGTTGCCGGTTTTTTCTCTCACCTTTCAAGCCCGTATATGCAGTGGATGGGGCTTGTGCCCGTAGATAGGGAATTGCTCAAAGATCAGGAATTGGCGGTTGCCCTGCAAGACCGTGAACAGCGTATGAACGTGATGTATGCCCGAAGCAATTTTTATAATGCGCAGGCCACGTTTTATGCCGACCTTGTGAATATCAATCATGCCATTGTGTTTATCGATGAAGATAAGCAGAACCGGCAAACGGTCTATACAAATATATCCCCGAAAGATGCCGTTATAGCTGAAAACCGGCATGGAGATGTCGATACCGTGTTGCGCAAAATAAACATGACCGCGAGACAGGCTGATAGTCAATGGCCTGGTAGGGCAGGCAAGGACGTAACACAAGCGTTGGCAGACAATAAACCTGATAAAAAATTTATCTTTCTTCATTGCGTACAGCCTCGTAAGAAATATAACCCCAAACACAAGGATTCCATGAGCCTTCCTTTTGAATCGGTTTATATCTCTATGTCTGAAAAGACCATCATCGAAGAAGGCGGGTATAACGAGTTTCCTTACGTTGTGACTCGATGGGATGTTTACACCAACGATGTTTACGGGCCTTGTCCTGGTATTAAGTCACTTAATAACGTCAAGACTTTAAACAAGGCAATGGAGCTTTTGATTAAACAGGCAGAGGTGCAGCTCGACCCTCCACTTCAATTAACATCCGGTTTTAAGGACAGAATCAAAACGAGTAAGGGCGGTCTGAATATCAAGTCTCGCAAAGATGACAGCATAGACCCCATTATCACGGTTGGAAGGATAGAAATAAGCAAAGAGTTGATTGCCGATTTACGGGAGCAGATCAAGGATGACTACTATGTAAAAGCCTTTGTCTACCTTGCTGATTTGACGGAACGAATGACCGCCTATGAAGTAAGCAAACGTGAAGCTGAAAAAATGATGATGCTCGGACCCGTTATCGGCAGGGTATTAAATGAAGGGCTCGGCCCCAATGTCGTGAGAACCTATAACATCATGGAACGGGGGGGGTATTTTGCACCGTTACCGGCTGGCTATGAAGATGTTGAACTTGAAATAGAATATCTGTCCCCGCTTGCAAGAGCACAAAAAGCCACAATAGGCCAGAGCATCGACAGGCTTGTGGCATTTATGGCTCCGCTTGTCCAGCTATACCCCGAAGTCTCCGACAATTTCAATCCCGATGGAGCATACAGGACATACAGCGATATTTACGGAGTGCCAAAGAATGTCTCGAACGGTTTGAAGGAAATACAGGTAATGAGGGCAGAGAGGGCAAAACTGCAACAGGAAGAAATGATACGCAACCAGATGTTACAGGCCACGCAGGGAATAAAGAGCATTGCCGATGCAGATAAGGCGGCAACTGGCGATCAATCTATCTTAGCGCAGATCATGGGCGGGGCGTAATGGATGAAATAGACGAAATACGACAGGCATACCGGAGAGTATTTGCGGATGAAATGGCAGTGAAGGTACTAAGGGACTTGGCTGAATACTGTAATTTCCTTTCTTACGCCGCAGACGAATCAGACGAAGGAAGGCGGGACGTATTTTTACATATCCTCGATATGTACGGGGTAGAGATACCGGAGGTAGTGAGTGCCATACAAAAAATACCAGCACACAAAAAAGAGGAACAGGAGAAAACCGACAATGGAGAGTAAACCACAGATAAAGATGGAACCGATACAAACAACCAGTATTGTTCACCAAGCATTTATTGAACAAGCAATAAAAGATGAAGTTAAAAAAGGCGAACCCGGGAAGGATTTCTGCCAGGTATGCGGGGCAAAAACCAAGTTCATTGACTCAGGAGATTTTGATATTGACGCATTTGAGTGTGTGGCCTGTAAAGCAGTCCACAACATACAAAACACTTATCAGAAGGGGGTAATTATTTCCTCCAAACTGGTAAGCATACTTTAACAAGGAGGTTTTATGTCAGAAGAAAACGCGGCCCCAGTGGAAGGACAACCCGCAGGCACAGCAGAAGCATCATGGATTGACGGATTGCACGAAGATTTTAAGAGTGACCCGACAATCTCAAGGTTCAAAACGGAGGACGGCTTAAACAAGTTTGTCGAATCCCACCTTGAATTGCGCAAGAAGATGGGTAATGCGATCTGGATACCACAGGAAGGGGCGAAACCGGAGGATGTGGCAGATTTCAGGACTAAACTTGGCATACCCCAAAGCCCCGACAAGTATGAAATCAAGTACAAAGAGCATGAGGCACTTCAATATGATGAAAACACTGATAAGGCATTTAAGGCGTTGGCTCATCAGATCGGCCTCACCCCTAAACAGGCGCAGACCCTTGTTGACTTTGATGCTGATAGGTTCATTGGAGCCTTTACATCGAACGCAAAGACCTATGAAGACGCGGTAAACGCTGTAAAGGAAGAATGGGGCAACGACTATCAGGTAAAACTCGACAAGGCGAACAACATTATACGCCATTTTGCCGACGAAAAGGACATGGAAACAATTAAAAGGTATGAGAACGACCCCACGCTGGCGCGTTTATTCTCAAAGATAGGCGATGCCATGTCTGAACATACCTTTGTCCAGGGCGGCGGCAACGATATACAGGGAACAAGGGAAGCATTGCAGGCGAAGGCAACCGAACTTTCAATGAAAGTATTAGATGAATCACTGTCATATGTAGAACGGCAACAGGCCAATAAGGAGGTACAGAAGATTTATGAAAAACTGTACGGAACAACGGAGGTTTCCGGTTCTGCACAGATGACAAAGATATAAAAGTTTCAGTCGGATAACTCGAAAGACCCCGACGAAAGCAGGGCGCACCTAAGACCCGCAAGGATAACCGAAGGGAGGCCACAAAATAAATAAGGAGGCCATAAATGGCGAATACCATCAGCACCAGTTTTATCGCGCAGTACAACGCCGAAGTACACCTGGCCTTTCAGCGTGGACAACTCTTGCGGGGAACCGTTAGGACGGCACAAGCTGAGGGCTCAACGTACATTTTTCAGAAAATAGGGACCGGCGTAGCAACAGAAAAAGCCAGAAATGGTAACGTGGTTCCTATGAATCCGAATCATGATACCGCAACGGCTACACTCGTTGACAAGTATGCTCCTGAGTATATCGATTCCCTCGATACGCTCAAACAGAACATCGACGAGAGATCGGCCATGATTAAAAACGCGGTCATGGCATTACAGAGGGCCGCAGACGCTCAGATCGTAACTATTCTGGACGCAAACGCTTCAACCTCTACTGGTTCGGCTGCGACAGGACTCACTATGACAAAGGTAGCGCAGGCTCTCTATGGTTTGCTCTTTGCTGGCGACGTTCCTGATGATGGTCAGGTAGCGGCGGCTATTGGATGGAAAGCCTTTGGAGAGCTTAAACAGCTTCAAGAGTTTTCGGGCTTCGAATATGTGGGTGATGCAAAGCCCATGCTTAGAGGTTCTTTTCAGGGAACATGGAACAATGTTCTATGGATTCCTACAAGCGGACTTAGCACGGCTGGTACCACTTATCGAAGATGCTATGTCTATCACAAATCGGCAATCGGACACGCTATTGGTCAGGAGATCAAGAGCGAAATCAATTACATCCCCGAAAAGGTGGCATGGCTCGTCGACGCATTTATGTCAATGGGTGCAGTAGAAATAGACGCAACCGGCATTGTTCCTATGCCGTGTGCGGAATAGGGGGTGGCGTATGGCTTTTGCAGCTACTGGAATGGTTTTACAGACACTCGGCGCGGGATGCAGTGTAAACACGTTTCTCTACAATTCCGCAGATACTCCGGCAACGTGTGGGGGGTCAGGTTATTTCGACGCCTATCACGACACGCTCAAACTCTACGATCAGATTGTTCTTGTCAATCCTGCGGGTTCAACGGTGAACCGACTGTTTATCACAACCAGGTCGGCAACGACATCACAGGTTGAAGCGACAGCGATAACGTAGAAAGGCAAGGAAGGGGCTTAAAAACCCCTTCCCTCTTTAAAGGGGGTTTATGAGTATAGAGTTTTATATTGCGGCTTTTATCTTAATGATAGTCCCATTGTTCAAACTTCCGGTAAGGCTATGTGACGGGTTCATGGTTAAAGATGCCCTATTATTTGTTCTGTCTACTGCATATCTCTGTTATGCGCTTATATTTGCTAAACCAGTTGAGCAGGCTACGGGCATAGCTTTGTTTTTGATAGCTTCGTGGGTTTCCCTGTCGGCCATATGGTCAACTAATATTGAGCAATCATGGAAAGACATTATGCGATGGTGGGCGTTATACGGCCTGTTTATATTGGTGACGGCGTTACCTGTAAAAACAGTCCTTATCATGTCAATCATACCTATACCTTTTTTCCTTGCATGGGGCTTTCTCCAACACTTCGGACATGAACCTTTTGACTCGAAGGTAAAAGAATTTAATAGCTTACAGATTATAATGAAACGGGCGTGTTTTTGCGGTTCCATCGGCAACACGAACCATGCGGCGGCGTTCATTGCTCCCTATGTGTTTATTGCCTTATATTTAACATTCAACGTGTCAGGCTATTTCTCTCTTCTCCTTCCTCCTTTGCTTATCGGCGTTACCCTCACCAGATGCTATTCTGCTATGGTGGGGGTTATCGCCGGTATGTGCTTTGTATATCCTCCATACAGTCTCTACTTGATTCCCGTTATTCTTGTAGGCCTTTGTTCATTAATATGGTTTAGGAGATACCACAGGGCATCCTATAACAATCTGATGGGTAATAAAGAGTTTAATGTTGTATCGAGGCTTTATTACTGTAAGGTCGCAATAGAGATATGGAAGAAACGGAAATTCTACGGGTGGGGCGTTGGGTCGTTTAAGCACGAATTGTATGAATGTCAGGCCGAAATGAACAAGAAAAACCCGACGCTACTCGGATACAAAGACGAAACGCAAGACATACCGGCGAAGTATACCCCTTATCCAACAAGAGTTCACAATGATTTGATAGAACAATTGTGTGATCTTGGCATTGTGGGGTTTGGCCTGATGGCCTTGTTTCTCGGATGCATTATTTATTCAGCTATTCAAACTGGCAATTTTATATTGCTTGGAGGGCTTGTATGTCTGATGGTTCACGGATTATTCTTTTATACTTTAGCAACATCATCCTTCATCCCTTATATCGTTCTGGCGGCTTGCGTGTCCAACACAACCACATTCCCGTTCCTGTACCACCGATTAGTATTATTTCTTATTGGCTTTGCCTTAATTAAACTGGTCGTCACTCATTCGATAAAACATCATATAGGCATGGCATGGATGATTAAAGCAAACAGAGTTCCAGAAATGGTCGATATAAAAATGGCCCCGTTCATGGTCAAGAGAAATGAGCTTGAGGCAAAGAAAAAAGAGGAAATGTCTCAACGGGATGCCGTCATACTTGACTACGAAATAAGGCAGATGGACAAACAGGGCCAAAAGGTCATGATAGATACGATGACCATGCAGAACCAGTACATTGACAAGGCGATAGAAAATGAACCAACAGACGGACATATCCTGTCGGCGGCTGTAAATATCAAATTACAAACCGACCCCTGGATAGCCATGTTTTATCAGGAACGGGCAATACATCATTTTGACGGCACAATGAGGCTTTCTGAAACATGGGCTAAATATGGGGAAATGCAGAAGATAACGGGAAATTGGGAAGGGGCAAAACGGGCCTTAAACTATTCCCTTTACCTTAATCCTCGCCTGGACGAAGCAAGGACACTATTTAATTCGATGATTACCGCAGAACAGGAAAAGATAACAAGGGATAATCAGATAACCAATCTTGTAAAACCCCCGAAGGAGGCACAACGTGTCGCTTAGTCAGGTACAAATATGCAACATTTCCCTGTCGAAAATTGGAGATTATACGATATCTTCACTCACTGAAGGAACTAAGCAAGCTGAATATTGTAATATCCATTGGGAAAACGTCAGAGATTCCCTTTTACAGTCGTATGCTTGGAACTTCGCTACGGCAAGGGTAAGACTCGCTCGGCTCGCAGATATACCTATTGGCTATGATTATCAATATCAGTTGCCCAATGATTGTCTCAAGGTCAGAAAGGTAAGTACTGATGGTTTATTTAATGGGATCAATCTTGTTGATTATAAAATAGAAGGCCGGGTTTTATTAACAAACGAGGATACCATTTATATCAAATATACGAAACAGGTATCAGACACATCATACTGGACCGCATTGTTTATAAAAGCTTTTGCGTGTGAACTTGCAAGCCTTTTGGCTGAACCACTTGGCGGAGCGGCAACCAGCGATAAACAATTAATATTAAATGAGTTTGACGCTTATATTACTGAGGCAAGGGGCGTTGACTTTGAAGAAGATAATAACGAGCAGGAAGATTATTATTCAATGATTGCCTGTCGAGATAATTAAGGAGGGGTTATGAAAAAACTCGCATTGTTTTTTTTATTGTTTGTTTTGATCGCATCGCCTGCTATTGCACAAGAAAGGTGTTATTCGTCTGGTTTGAAAACCGATGATCTATACGTTGTGCCGGGTGCGGGATGCCTTTGTGGTGTTGAACTATATCCTGCGGCGGCTGATTCCACGCTGGTAATATATGATAATAGCGCAGCTTCAGGAACCGTATTATTTAAAACATCGGCGGCGGCAAGTACAGCACCTACACGAATACCCCCCAATGTATGCTTCAA